TTTATGGGTTTAGGAATAACAGCTATAGCACAAGATTCGATATCGTCACTAGGGACACCTAATACGATTGCAGCTGTAACAGGCGTTTCATTAACATCAGCAACAGGATCTTTATCTATTACGGGAACAGGTAATGTTTCAGTTACAGGTAATGTATTAACAACAGCTGTTGGACAAGCGCAGACGGACCCAGATGTTATTGCTACAGGTCAACAATTAACAACAGCCATAGGTTCTGTTTCTACTACTGGAAACGCTGTAGTATCTCTAACTGGAATACCTATGACTATTAATCTAGGTAATTCAGTTGCAAGTATCGATATAGATGTTTCTGTAACAGGATCATCATTGACGTCTGCAATAGGAACACCAACTGTTTTCTTAGAAACACCAGTAGATGTAACAGGTCAATCATTAACAAGTGCAGTAGGATCACCACTAATTATATCATGGAGTAACGTAGATCCAGGTGTAACTAACACTTGGACGGAGGTTGATATAGCAGCTTAAAGGAGTTATAATAAATTATGGCATCGACATTTTCAGCAGATTTGAAATTTGAACTTATGGCAACCGGTGAAAACGCTGGTACATGGGGAACAAAAACTAATACAAACTTAAACCTTGTTCAACAAGCAATTGCAGGTTACCAAGAAATTAATGTTGCATCGTCTAATATAGATTTAGATATGAGTGATGGTACAATATCTAATGCAAGAAACATGGTTTTAAAATTTACAGGGACTCTTGCAGGAACTAGAGTTGTTACAATCCCTGATTCAGTAGAAAAATTCTATGTGGTTGTTGATGGCACTACACACTCAGGAAATACTTTAACATTTAAGACTTCATCAGGAACAGGCTTTACATTAACACAGGGTAAAAGTCACTTTTGTTATTCTGATGGTACAAATTTAAATTTAATATCAGGAATACAACTTGCCAATAACACCCTCGATACAGTTCTTGATCAAGGTAATAGTTCTGACGGAACTATAAATGTAAGTAATATTACAGTTACTGCAGCCACAACTTGTAATACAATCAGAACGAGTGGTTCTGCTATTTTTGGCTCAACTGTTGCTGCTACTAATAATATAAGCACGTCAGCTGGTACAGTTTCAGATTCAAAAGGAGAGATAAGACTTCTACCCGCAAATTCTCAAGGATCAACATATACCCTTGTTGCTGCAGATCATGGTAAATTAGTCATAGCACAAAATACTATTACTGTGCCGTCAGGTGTATTTTCAGCAGGACAACAAATTAAAATTTTTAATAATACTGCCTCAACAATTGCAATAAATAGATCTGGTGTAACAATGTTCTTTGCAAAAGATGGAACAAATGCAGATAGAACTTTAGGGACAAGAGGTGTTGCAACTTTAATTTGCACTGCATCAAATACTTTTGTTGTAACAGGTGAAACATTAACGTAGGAGTAATCTGTGGCGTTAACAACTGTCAGAATAGTACCAGGAATTAATAAATCAGATACACCGTCGGGGGCTGAGGGACAATGGATCGATAGTGATTTTGTACGTTTCAGATATGGCCAACCTGAAAAAATTGGAGGATTTGAGGCATTAGGTGGAGCTACAATCTCAGGTCCAGCAAGAGCTCAACACACTTGGACAAGTATCGCTGGAGAAAAGTATGCTGCCTTGGGTTCATCAAAAGCTTTGTATATTTATTACGAAGGAGCATTTTATGATATCACTCCTTTAGACACGGCTATAACTGGTGCTACATTTACATCCACAAATAATTCTGCAAACGTAACTGTAAATAAAACATCTCATACATTACAAGCTGGAGATTATATTACATTATCATCTGTGACAGTCCCAGGGGCTACTTCTACTCTTAATGGTGCAATAACTGCTACAGCTACAACAATAACTTTGGCAGATGCATCAAGTTTTTCTACATCAGGTTCTGTAAGAATTAATGATGAAATAATAACTTACTCAGGTAAATCAACAAATGATTTAACAGGATGTACAAGAGGAACTGGAGGCACGACTGCTATTGCTCACGATACAGCAACAGCTGTAAGAGAATCTACAGTTACTAGATTTAACACAACAGATTTTACAAATAATATTTTCGAAGTACAATCAACAAGTTTAGCAACAAACAGTTTTCAAATAGTTATGCCTATAACAGAAACAGGTACAGGTATGTCTGCAGCGGGTGGAGCAACTATAAATCCTTACGTTGAGATTGGACCTGTAGAACAAACATATGGTTATGGTTGGGGTACAGATACTTGGTCTGCGGGTAAGTGGGGAGAAGCCTCAACATCTACAAACGTAATACTTGACCCTGGCTCATGGTCGCTTGACAACTTTGGGCAACAACTTATTGCTACAATTAAAAATGGTAAAACATTTACATGGGACGCTGGTGCAGCTAATCCATTAGAAAACAGAGCAACTATTATGACTGGTGCTCCTACAGCTTCAAGAATGACTATAGTTTCAGATAGAGATCGACACGTAGTGCATTTAGGTACAGAGACTACAATTGGTTCAGGATCTTCACAGGATCCAATGTTTATAAGATTTAGTGACCAAGAGGATTTTACCACATACACACCTACATCAACAAACACCGCAGGTACTTTTAGATTAGATACGGGAAACAAAATTGTTACGGCCATATCAGGTAAAGATTATAATTTAATTTTAACTGATACCGCAGCTTATTTAATGCAGTTTGTAGGGCCACCATTTACTTTTTCCATTAGACAAGTTGGTTCTAATTGTGGATGCATTGGTCAACATGCTGCAGCTTATGCAGATGGTAAAGTATTTTGGATGGGTCAGTCAGGCGGCTTCTTTGTATTTGATGGTACAGTCAAATTGTTACCATCATTAATTGAAGACTTTGTTTTTACCACAACTGGTAATAACGTTGGTGTTAATTATTCATCTAATGAAATAGTTTTTGCATCACATAATTCTTTGTTTAATGAAATTATTTGGTTTTACCCTGCCGGCACTACGGCGTCTGGGCCATCTACACAAAACGACCGAACAGCAGTTTATAATTACGTAGAAAATACATGGGCACCCATGACACTTGCCAGAAGCACCTATGCTGACGCATCAACTTACCCTGTCCCTTATGCTACCGAATATAGTGCTACAGGCACTCCATCATTTCCTACGTTACAAGGTGCAACTAATACTTTTGGAGCAACAACTTATTTTGCACAAGAGGTTGGTATTAATAAAATTGATTTAAACAAAAACGCTTCTGCAATAGCTGCGTTTGTACAATCTGGAGATTTCGATTTACCTACAGACGGTGATGGAACTTTTTTATTAAGAGTAAGTAGATTTCTACCAGATTTTAAAAACATTCAAGGTAATGCTAAAATAACATTAGGCACAAAAGATTTTCCTGTTTCTACTAATACAACTACAACACAATTTGATGTATCAAGCACAACATCTAAAGTAGACACAAGAGTCAGAGGGAGATTAGCAAATTTAAAAATAGAAAATACATCTACAAATGAAAGTTGGAGATATGGGACTTTCAGAGCAGATGTGTACGAGGATGGTAGAAGATAATGAAAAGAAAAGATCCCAAAGTAGGTACAGGTAAAAAACCAAAAGGTTCGGGTAGGAGATTATATACAGATGAGAATCCTAAAGATACTGTTGGAATTAAGTTTGCGACTCCTAATGATGCTCGTAAGACCGTTACTAAGGTTAAGAAGGTATCTAAACCGTTTGCAAGGAAAATACAAATATTGACTGTTGGTGAGCAAAGAGCTAAAGTTATG